ACGTGACCGCTGGTTGTCGCGAGTGGCGACTTTGAACCCCAAGCCTGAGTCATTACGTCAGATTTAGGTTCGTGCCCGAACGCGTACAGCAGAGCGATTAGCTGCTGGCGCGTTAGTCTGGATTTTATAAACGTCAGAGGGAAGATGCTACTTAGCACACCCTTGTGGTACTGACGCGGGATACGTTTTAGGCTGACATGGACGCGCACAGACCCGACACCTTCCCACACATTGGTTATAGCGTCCGAGGACTCAAGAGCCTTTGCATATGATGCTTCTAGCATCAGACCCTTGAGTTCACCCGGAGTTATTCCTGCAGTGTTGAGTAGGCGGTGGTCGACGTGGTTGTCGATGTAGTCTTGTGTAGCCAGACTAGGCAAGTTCTTATCGGGCCTCCCCTTGACCCGGGAAAATTCAGCGTAACACACGCTGACTTGTGGAGCTTCAGTGAAGACCGGCGACCCGTTGAAGCTCCTCGTGTTTGTGAGAAGTCCCGTGGCGAAACGCGCAAGCTCTGGTACGCGGCGGCGGAACGAGCTCTGGAGGCACAGGCCGGTGGTAGTCACATCAGTTCGGTTGCGGAACGTCCAAGCATACGAGAGATACGTGTTTATGTACTCTTCTCGGCTCAACACGGTGTCCGCGACCCAGTTGCCACTAACCAAACTCGCGACACTCCGGGCGATGTACGAACGGCCAACATTCTCGTTGAAACTCACTCGTAGCCATTCACCACCCAGCGAACCGACGATCTGTTTGCTCTTGTTGAGTCGGATGGGACTATCTAGCAAGTCCGTCAGCACAGAGTGAGCGACGTCCATGTCGGGCGCGGCTATGAAGACATCATCACCCGTGTGCCAGCTGCGACACTTCTGTAGTTCGGGAGCGGCGATGGAAATGTAAGCTGCATTGAGTATGGAGTTGAACATTGTAGTGCCACGGTGTCCGCTCGGGAGTGTTCCTATCATCAGGTCCTCTCGGGGGCCGTCAGCGTCACGCCAGTGGACACGCGTGTTATCAATACTTTTGATACACCAATCACGGAGATCAGAAGGTGCATCACGGAGGAGCTCTTCAAGTACGATTTTCATTGCATCGTTTGTGTGTTGGGCGTTGAAGTCCTCGAAATCCACACAAAGGTAGAAAGCACCAGCCTTGATCTTCTGACGGTACGCGGCGAGGTCGTCTTCGTCGCCAGGTGAGAGCAGACAAGACTCATTTCTCCATACTCTCTCGATCGGCGTGAGAGCGTGGTGAAAAGTGAAATAGTTGACAGTATCTAGACCGTAGATAGGCCTTGTCTTGTC